ACATTACGTTTAATACTATATTGAGAAGGTCTACCTGTTTGTGATTTATTTGGAATAACATTATATTCTTCAAAAGATATTCTTTCTAATGCTAAATCAGAACTACTAGTATTTGCTGCATAAGTAACTTCTAATGCATCTGTTACTGAATCAGCTAGTGCATAAGTAGTTGTACTTGATGCTACAGTTACAGCAGTTGTAAAGGTAGACCATAATAAAACACCTCGATTCTGCCAGTCATTCAACATTAAATTAATTGAACGTCTAGCAGATTGAGGTGTATGTCCAAGAGTTTCTTCGCCACCAATCATTTCAGTAGCTTCTTGAATTACTTCATCAATATCTAAATTAAAATTATATGTACCTGATCTAGCCATTATTTTTTAACTAAGCTCCCACCAAAATATAATCCTACAATAGCAGACATTAAATGAGTATCAAGAGGTGTAATAATAACTCCATTAAATATCTTATCCATAACTACTTCTTTTTTATCTATTAAGAACCAAAATCCAGGTTCAAATTCTGTCCATGTAAGAACAACATTAGTATCAAAAAATACAGGAACTATTTTAGGATAAGCAATAATCATAAAGACTGCTGTTAAAGCAATAATTCTTCTTGTCCATTGGAATCCTTTATTATCATACTCTCTTGCTTTAGTAACTTCATCCATTTGAAATTTACCTCTGGCAAGAAGCATCTTTTGTTGATTAGCTTTATCTTTTGATCTTTGTCCCCAGATAGTCATAACACCACCTAGTAAACTAGATCCAAGCATTGTCAACATTTCTACTGGTAATCCAGCTAACATATAATTAACTCCTAATTATTTTTTCTTTTCACTCATCCAAAATCCTGCAGCACCTGCGATACCACAACCTATTAGACATAGCATTTGCCATGTAGAATTAGGAACTATAATACCACACATAGCTAATATAGCTGCTATTCCAGAATATGATGATGGTTCTTTTAGTCTTGCTTTTATTTTATCCATTTATTTTTTCCTTTTTTTTAAATTCATATTACCAAGTAAATTTAGTCCTTGAGTTACTGGAGATATAATAGTTTTATATAAATTTGCAACAAACTTTTGTCCACTATTATCTATTTTACCACCTTTAGCTCTTTTCTTTACTTTATACATATTTTCCTCCTTTTTAAATTTCTTATAAACTTCTGGCTCATTAATAGCTAGATAAGTTTTTTGTTTCTTAGATTTAAAGGGCACTACTTATATCCTTTACCATAGCCACGTAGTGCAGCTCCTACTCCTCTAGGTGTTCCTATTTGTCCACCATGTTTTCTCTCAATAACTTTATCTTTTGTTATACCTGCCATTTCAGATTTAGTCATACCTTGATATACAGATTTTCTATCTTTAACTTTTTCAGGCATTTTAATTTCTTGTCCAGGTCTTATCTTATTAAGATCTTTTATTTGAGGATTTGCTTCTTTTACAGCTTTTAAAGTTGTACCATGATCCCTAGCTATTTCTGAAAGAGTATCTCCTTTTTTAATTGTATAAGGTTTAGTATCTTTTAATATTTTATCTATAATACTTACTGCAGCACCAGTTCCACCTATACCAACAATAGCACCAAAGCCACCTTTTCTTAATTTTTGTATTCTTTCTCTATCTGCTGCTTTTAATTTTTTAAGTCTATTTTTAGCAGTATCTAATTTTTTATTAGCATTACTAAAACCATGATGTTTTATATCTTTTGTTTTTTGTTTATTTAACTGTTTAATATTATTTTCAACTTTATTAATTTTATCTTTATTAGATTTTAATCCATCCCAAAGTTTTTTAATTTTTTTAAAACCCCATACTACTGCTTGTCCTTTACTTTTTGGTATATCTGCCATTTACTTTACTCCTATATTAGATACTTCATTTAAGTTAGTTTTAAAAGATTCTCCTTCAGGATATTTCTCATCTGTTACAGCTTCTATAGGACCACCATGAACTTGAGGTCCTTTACGAGCTGCACCAAAACCTTGACCAGTTGGTTTCCCATTTATCTCTTCAAGTTTTGCAGGTCTTTGTAGTATTGTATGTGGTCCTAACATTTTATTTTTTCCTTTTCTTTTTTTTCTTTTTATTTTTTGGTTTCATTATTTGTTGTCTAATACTAGCTCTATTTACCATATCTAGCTTTTCCCCAACCTCTAGGTTTTTTCTTAGTTTTTTTTCTTTTTATTTTCTTTTCTATTTGCCCACCTTCTTTAAATAATGGTACACCTGAATAAGCATTCATTATCATATCAGCAAGTTCAGTTGCAGTCCAATATTTAAATAAAGGATCTACAACTTTAGATGCATGAGATTCTTTATATTTATTCCATAAAGATTTTTTTTTATCAGCCACTAATTAGCTCCTTTATATCTAGCTTTACCCCAACCTCTAGGTTTCTTTTTAGATCTTTTTCTTTTCTTTTTTATTTGTCCACCTGTTTTATTTGGTTTTAAATCTTTTGTTTTAAATAATTCAAGTTGCATCATTTCTTTATCAATAATATCTATTATATTCCCATCTTCGTCTAAAACTAAAATTTGATCTTCATTATCATTATCGTTAGCCATTAGTTAGCTCCTTGTAGAACTGGATTAGGACCACCAGCAGGACTAGCTGGACTTTCCATATCATCCTGTCTAGTACGTCTAGCTTGATTACGTAATCCATCTATGGAATTTTTATACTTACCTTCCCAAACTTGAATAGTATTAAAATCTTTTATAAAATAATTAGCTTCTATCATACATGCATTAAATAAAGCATTGTAACAAAACTCACTAAAGTAATTAGAAGTTGTTGCACTTGTACCTGTTGCACTTGATAAAGCTAATGGTCTTTTTGTATATTGAATTTCTCCTGTTAATGTTGATGCAGGAGTAGGTACTATATAAATTGATGTATTATTTTTTCGTGCATAGTATCTGGGAGTACCAGTAGATGCACTTGCATATCCCCAAAAGTCTATTGCATATTCATAAGACCTTTGTAGTAAAGGAATTATATTAGATGAAGCACTTGTTTTAAAATTTACATTACGTATAACTAATGCTCCAGCAGGTAAACTTACTACTGGATCTGAAGCTGTAAATGTAAATGAAGAATAATAATCAAGCCCTGAATCATCTAATTCTTTCATTAAACGATTTTCAGCTTTTTCAATCATATAAGGAATATGATCTGAAAACTCTGTTGAATTATTCTCTATTGTATTTATAATGTCATCTTTAAGATAAGAATAAGCTGGCATGTAATTATCCTAATAATAAAGTTACGCCACCATTAGCACCTGGAGCTGAACAACATACTGTTGCATCACACCTAATACCCATTTCTCCTATATAAATATCTGCTTGTCCACTTGCAGGAACTTGAAATTTTATTTTACTTCCACCACTATCAGTAATATCAAAAGTTCCATTAACTGTAGAATATACATGTAAACCTATAATACGAGAAGTATTAGATGTTGTAACAATAACACCAGTACCTGCTAAAAATTTTGATGTAATATTTGTTGCCATATTTCTTCCTTTAAAGTGTATAGAGAGAGAATAATTTCTTATCCTCTCTCATATACTATAGTTTATGCACCAGCATTACCATACCAGCCACGCCAATCTGAAACACCAAAAGAATATCTTTCACGTGCTTTAAATCTTAGGTTGCCAGTATCGAAGTCTGGTTCCATTTTAGTTTGTAAAGGTGTTCTTGTAAACATCTTAGTACCATTAGGTACATCAGTTTTAATGAACCAAGCATTGGTATCAGTAAAACGTCTGTTTACGAAGAAGCCATCTGGAAATACTCCCAAGTGTCTTACAGCATTGATGTCATTATTAGATCCACCAGGTGTACCTGGAGTATTTAATAATTGATCTGCTGTAAATAGTAAATCAACAGGAACATGTAAAGATACTGCAGAAGCACCAATTAAGATACCTCTATCATCTTTTGTTTTCTGTATTTGAATTACTGCACTTTCTAAAGTACCTTCAGCTATTGCTGCAGCAGATGCTCTATTGTCTTGAGTTCCATCAGCAATAGTTGGGTGAGAAGCACTAAAGAATGCTACACCATCACCAATAGCAGAAGCTCCAGCAGTAAAGCCATTATTAAAGACTTTAGCAGCTTTTACTTGCTTGGTATTTGCCATTGCTCTTGCAAGACCTTTTGCACGTAACTTAGCGAAAGTATCATAGAGGTTATCCTCCATAGCTTCCTCTGTTACTGCAAAAGCTAGAGCTACTGTTTCGTTATCATAACGAGCTGTATATGATTCTTGTGCGTCATCATAACTTACAGCAGCACCTTCTGTTTTATCTGGAGCAGTACCAAAACCTGTAAATAGAACTTCTTCCTCGAATGCTCGATCAGAATTTTCTATTTCAAATAATGGTTTGTGCTCATCATTAACTTCGCCATACTCTGTTCCAAAGACTGCGTTCAATCCAGGAAGGAGTTCTTTGGCGATACTCGATCTATTTATAGCCATTTTCTATTTCCTTTCTATGCTGAAGATGCAGTCGCTGTAACGTAGCGATCTCTATGCATGTTTAGCCATACTTCCACAATAGGATAAGCATCTGAATCAGCTTCTCCATCATCTTGCTTCTTACCTATGACTCTTAGTTGTTGTTCAGATTCTGCTCCACTCGCTGCTAACATATAGTAGCTTGACTGACCAGTTGTGGTATCACCAGAACTTGCAGTTGAACTTACAGTTACATTATAGTTTTTAACAACCATTAGTTCGTTTGCAGACAAAGACAGACTACATTGGATGTAATATGTCTGATTTGGATCAGTTATGATAAAGAACTTAACATCTGAATATCCATTCGCAGAGGTTCCTGTACCCCAATACCTACTAAACTTTTGCTCTCCATTATATACATATGAGCAGCCAGCAAAAATCCCAGAGGGTTTTAGCGTACCAGCCACATGTGGTTGAATAGTAGCAAGATTAGCACCAGGTAAAACTACAGGATCGCCAGTAAAAATATTATTATTACAAGCACCACCTGAAGTAGGTGAGAAAATCTGCGTAAAGGAACCAGTATTATAAGCTCCATCTTTTTTACGAGCAGGAACAAAACCACGAAACGCTTTAGTTGTTGACATGTTTTGTCTCCTTTTCTAAAGGACTATTCCTGAAATCTAGGTGTTCGCCCTTTTATTGTTTGTGTTTTACTAGTATTAGAAATGGGCATTCTAGAATTATTACCTCTCATCAGTTGTGAATTAACTGCATCCATTAACTGATCAGATTTTTTTCTATAGTGTTCACTTCTAGCTTTGTAGATTCTAGTAGGAATTTTTCCTAATGCAATATCTCCACGACAGATTGCTCCAGCATATCTACCTTCATCCCTAACGACAGATGTTGATCCAAGTTCAGGAACTTCGTCTTTTGAAACAAACTCCCATCCTTCTTGCAATTTCTTACCTATGTATTTATAATCTTCTTGACCTTTAAGAGTTATTCTTAACCATCCAAGAGTCATACCTTCGTTGGCGAAACGATTTGTAACTGCTTCAGGAATATGAAGAGCATCTTGCTCCTCAAAAGTATATTCAGTTGTTTCTCTATCTAAGTTCTCACGAGCTTCAGAACTACGTGTATTTGTTCGTGTCATAACTTTATCCTCCACGCTGCATATTAATTGTAGTATACTCACCTTCAGCTTTATCAGCTTTTAGTTTTTCTTCTGCATACTTTTCAAGTGGTACATTCCATTTATTAGCTAAACGAATATCTTCTTTAGATAGTTTAACTTTTTTATTAGAACCTGGAGAGCTGCGAGATGCTCCAGCTACTACTTGAGCAGGAGATGACGTTTTCCCCTGCTGACGAACTTCCTCGTTGGTTGTTGAAAACTTATGAGGAAATGTTTCTTTTATCCTATTATTAACTTCCTGATAAAATTCAGGTTCTGTAGGACTAAAACCTTCTTCTTTTAATTCTGCATCTATTGCTAATGCAGCAGCAGTCATTACTCTATCAGCACCAAACCATTCATTTTTTGATGCCCAATCTTGTGCTTGAGGATCAGGTGTAGGTTGAGGTTGATATTGTGGTTGTTGTCTACCTATACCTTGAGTTTGTTGTGGCTGCTGTTGAAACTGTTGTTTATGTATTTGTACTGATTTTAAATCAGTTTGTACATCATTTAGTATTTCTTGAGCTTGTAAAACTTTTTGAGAATCACCTTCTTCATGTGCAACTTTATAAGCATTACGTGCTAACACTAATTTATCAGCTAATTGTTTTTCAGTAGTATCTAAATTTACTCCTCTAGCATTTGTAAATTGTTGATTAACCTGATTTAATTGATGTGATAATTGTTCATTTTGTTGTATAACTTGAGCAATATGTTCATCACGTTCTTTACGTTGTTTAACTAATTGACGTATTCGCTTTTGTGCTCCTTTAGTTTCAATACCTTCAAGCTCTTTGGGTACTTCTTCTTTTGGAAATTCTTCTTTTTCTTTAGTAGACGAAGTAGTTTTAATTTTTTCATTTTCTTCTCCTTCTACTTCATATTCTACTTTTTCTTTTTCTTCTTTTTTTTCTGGAACGACTTCATCCCATTCTTCTTTTTTTTCTTCTTCAGACATAGTTCTTCCTTTCGTTGTTTACGAGACATACGACTTACGTATATACCTTATATTATACTACAAAAATTGAGTTAGTGCAAGTTTTATGCACTACCTGCATGTAAATTAAAGGTTGGATCTAGATCTTTTGGATGTTCCACACGCATAATAATTTGATCATCAAATAATAATATAAGACGAATACCCTTATATTTTATCTTTTGACCTGAATGTTTTCCATAACAAACATAATCACCTTTTTTACACCATTCACCTTTAGGAAATTTATCTTTATCTTGATAAGCTAAATCTCCTAGAGCTACCACACGACCTACTGTAGTAAGATAGGACATGTCTTCCTTTGTTGAATCAGGTAATAGTATACCACCTTTTGTCTTTTCTTTAATTGAGACAGGTCTTACGAGTACATGAAAACCTGGAAGTTCAGGTAGAATATTTGGATCACTTTGATCTTCTTCTGTAATCCACATATCATTCTTAATAGTCTTAGCTAATGATACCTGTTGCATTAGTCTTCCTCTTCATCTGAATAGATACGTTTTTTAACAATATCTGTTAGTTTATTTCTGGACCATTCAATTCCATAAATGTGCCCAACCATTTGTCTGTAATGAGCAAAATTATCTGATTGCCCTTCACAAACACCAGTTCTTAATTTATTGAGTTCGTCATTAAATTCTTTAACAACCTCATCCCATATTTCCATTTAATTAGATTTCTGCACACATATAGCAGTTAATTTCTAATCCAACAGATATTTCTTTAATATTAGGTTTAGTCCACATTATCTTTTTCCTTTCGTAGGACTTGGATATTTCCAAGCTTTATCTTCCCATTTTAAAGTTACACCTTTTTTAGGTCTACTACCATAGTCACTTTGTGACATCTTAGTATAATCTCCATACAAACCACCATCTTTATTAGGTACATGCATAGGTTTACCATTAGTAATACCTTTATCAACAGGATATGCTTTATTCCCTATTGGCATTATTTTCTCCTTTCATTTCTTCTTTTAATAGATCCATCATAATATCTATAAGTTTTAAACTTCGTTGTCTACTATCTAGATCTTCCATTTGTGAAATTTTCTCTAGAGCAGTCATACGAATTTTCTCTAGATCAATTTCAGCTTTCTGATCTGCAATAATTGTTTTAGTTAGATTATCAAGAGCTTTCATAGTTTCTTTACTTTCTCTATCAAGATCAGACTTTTCTTTTTTCAATATTGCATCTTGACCAGCTTTACCAGATTCCACTAATAATTTAGCTTCCTCTAATTCCAATTTCTGTGCATCTAATGCAGAATCTGCAGAATACTTAGCAGATGTTGCTTGTAGCTTCTGTTTCTCTAATTCTACTTTAGCTTGTTCTAAAGCTACCATTTGTTGTTCAGGTGATTGTGCTTGACCCATAGCTTGATTTGCATTTAATACTTGTTGTGCTGCAGTAGCCATAGCTGCTTCTGCAACTTTAGGATCTTTTTGTTGTTCAGGTGGCATTTGTTCCATTGCTATTCTTGCCATTCCATTCATTTGTTCTTGATATTTCATAACAGAATGTTCTTGTATATTTGCTTCTAATATTGGTTTTAATCTAGCCATTATAGGATTAGCACCATTCTGTGGGTCTTGTAAGTATGCCATCTTTGTTTGTATATGTGCATCATGGTTTTGTCCAGCAAATGCTGCAATAGGTATACCTTTAGTAGCAGCCATAATATCAGATACTGGGTCCATCTCTTGTGGTTCTTGTTTTGGTGGTAATACTTCTTCTAGATTAGGCATATTAGCAGAATTTAAAATAGTTCTATTTAATGCTTCTAGATTAAACATACCAGGAGGTGATTGCTGTGCCATTTGTAAAGCCATTTGTGCAATCATCATTCTATGTGCATTTGATGGAATATTAGGATCTGAGACAGGGATAACATCCACTCTTCCATCAAAGTCTTGTTTCATTACACTTTTTTCAGCAAAAGGAACTTCATATGGATACTCTGAAGGTAAGTAATCATAATTGATTCTTGCAAGTATTTTAAATTCATCTCTTTGAGATTTATGTAATCTCTTATGTATAGCAGAGAAGAACTTACTTGATGCTTCAAGTAATGCCATAGTCGTTCCAACAGGTCCATAAGATGCAGCATCAGAAACTATTTGTTCTGTACTGTCTGCAAACTTCTGTCCTGCTGCAGTTACAAAGCCCAACATTTGGAAAAGAGTTGAGGAAGGTTCTTTATAAGGGAGAGAGATAATTGCCTTATTCAAATCTTGTCCTGTTGCTTCTACTTCTTTGAACTCACCTGGACTTATTGGTTCATTATCACCAACAATCCTTACACCTTTTGCTTTAAATCCTCCTGGCAAGTTTGCGAATTGACCTGCATCCACTAGACTTCTCATAGCTGCTGTAGCAGTCATAGTAAGATTTCCTAAGAAGTGCATGAGACCAAATCCATAGAAACCAAATCCTGGAACGAATCTATAATGTACAAAGTGCGAGACTTTTTCTTGATTCTTATCATCCTTCTTATAGTTTCTACGAATACTTAAAATTTGTTTTGATTGCTCTTCAACTGTAACAATATAAGGAAGAGCATAGTCTTCTTCTATTTCTAGATAACAATGTTGTTCTAGTAATGTATATTGAGGATCATTATTTTCTGTAGGTGATAATCCTAATATAGTATCCATTTTAGAAGAAAATGATGTAGGTTGTGGATTTGTTGCATCTGGTAATTCTATATCACTATATATTCCTGATCGTATATCTTTTGCAAGATCAACAGGACTTCTATATATTACATGTGTATATCTATCTGCTTTTTTTAGATTAGATGCATAATAAGATACATAGAATTGATCAATAGGAACAAATTCAGATACTGGTCTTTTTAATGTTGCATCATAATAAACTTTTTTAAATGCTGATCCTATTAAAGGGAGGTGAAACAGCATTCTTTCAAACTCATCAAAGTATTCAGGCATCTGCTCTGTTGTTTGATAGTTCATAAATTCTTGTACACGATTAGCTTGATCTTCTCTTTCAGGAGTAGTCTTACCTAGTATATGTGCTTTAACTGGACCTGAAGGTGGAAATAATTCTTGTATAGCTTTTGATTGAAATTTAACAGCAGATTCAATTAACATAGGATGTACTGCTGTACATGCACCTTCAAATGGTTCTGATGAATCTTGTATTTTTAATCCTAATAAATCAAATCCTCTTTCAAACATAGACTCCCATTCTTGTCGAGAATCTCTATCTGATGTAAAACAATCAATAACTTCAGTTGCTATAGTTGTTATTTGTTCTTCATCTAATGTATCAACTAAATTACCATACCATTCTTGTACAGATTCTTCAGCTCCCATTTCTGGTGATGTACCTTCAAGATCAACAATAACACCACCATCTGTATCCATTTCAAATGTTGGTTGTGCCATTGTAGCTTCTTCAGGTTTTGGTATATTAACTACGTTTGATACTTCTTCTGGTATCTGTTCAAATGGATTACGTTCTGTTGCCATTATATAAACCTCGCTTCTCTCTTATATGGATCACGCATGATCATACCCCCTTGGTTTTTCTTTATTTTAATACCATAAAAATCTACAATTTTATCAAAAGCTTCTTTTGTTTTAGCATTTTCAATTTTACGAAATTCATCTAAAGATATTTTTTTATTAAATAATTTGTCCAAATCTTCTAGTGATGCATAACTAAAACTGGAAGGAAGATTCTTTTTAAAATCTTTAAAAGTTTTTATTTCACCACTTAATATTCTATTAACATCAATAGGTACTAAATCTTGTGGACTTCCTAAAACAGTTTGTTTTAATCCAGAAACATCAGCAATAATTTCTTCTTGCATATCAATAAGATTTTTTGCTGATTTACTTGGATTAGTTATAGTTTCAACACCAGATATTTTTTCTTGACCAAAACCTTTTTGTTTTAATTTTTTATTAACATTTTGTTTAATATCATCTTTAATACTACCCATAGTTAGTTTAATCTTATTTCTAGGAACATCATAACGAACTATTTGTTGTTGCGTAGCTCCTTTATCTTGAAAAAATTTTATAGTTTTTAAATTAGCTTCTGGAGTAAGTGATCCTGATATTAAACTTTCTTTTCCTATTTCTGCTTTTTCTATTACTTTTTGTCTTCCTGGAAGTCCTGCTGTTTTATCTTGTACAGAAATAATTCTATAAACTGGAATAGTATCACCATATCCTTGTTCATCTAAATAGTTAGTTGTTTTAGTTTTTATTTCTTTATTATTTTCTATTTTAGCTATTAATTGATTTCGAGAAAGTTTAGCAGGATCAATAATATATCCAGTTATTGCTTCTGTAGTATTTAAATCTTTTGCTATTTCTGGTACTTTAGTTTTACTAGCCATTTTAGCAGCTAACTTAGCTAATTGACTTGCACCTATTACTGCTGCTCCTATGGGTGCACCAGCTCCTGTAGCCATCATTACAGCTCCTGTACCTGTACCAACATCTCCTGCAGTACTAATACCTTTTAATAATGCATCCATGTATCTTTTATTTTTTAGATCCTGATAGATAGTAGGTTCTATACTTGATAGTCCAGTTTCTCTTGCTATATCAGACATAGGAAGCATTTGTGCTGAAAGTAATCCCATGTTCTTCAAATCCTGTTTTGTAAGATTTGAAGTTGTTTGATCACCAATACCATATTTAAGTGAACGTAAACCATCAGCCATTATATTGAATTTCCCCTATATACTATCTATTATACCACTAAGTTCGCCAGTATGCAACCTTTTTCTTTCTAGGTTCATCTTCCCAATCAGGATCTTCTGGATGTGATAGGTGCCAAGACTCTTTCATATAATGTATTGCCATGGTCATAGCATCTACCTGATCATCATGTGCAGCATTGGGAAACCTTAACATTTCTTCCAGTAAATCTTCTGACCACTTCTTATTTTTTGGTATCCATACACGACCTGATTCCATCATAGGAGATGCTGCATAAACTCTGGATACTTTATCTTTATCAGGTAAATATTCTAATACAGGTACACCAGATCTACGCATATCTTGTATTAATGATTGTCCTGATGCTTTCTTTTCTATCATACAAACATCAGGTTTATGTTCATGGTACAATAATTGAGCCATACGTCTTAATTCTGGATATTCAAATCTACCTTTTATATTTCCTAATAAAAGTAAATTGGATTGATAATTTTCATACCCATCTTCATCCTGATCATACATGGAGAATATACCCCATGTTTGTATGACACTATAATCTGCTGTTGTCTTAGTAGAAAATGCTGTATCATATGTTTGTATTATAAAATCACATGGAGGTGGTTCATCATATTCCCACCAACGTATCCATTTCTTTTTAATTAAACCACCTTCATCAGGAGTTGGGTCCTGCATATACAATGCATTCCAATATCGTGCACCATTTGATGCTTTTATTTCTGATTCATCTACTTTTAATACTTCTTCTGGCTTCCATTCTGGAAAATAACTAGAACCTATAGGTAAATTAAGTAATTCTGCTGCATTTTCGTCAAGCCATGCTGGTATTCTTACTACATCCCAAGGAGTTACAGCATAATCTCCTACATTTTCTTGTTGTTTTAGTAACCATCCACAAAGATCATCATAATGATACCTTGTATTTATTATTAATATGGAACCATTGGGCATAATACGTGTTCTTAGTCCTGCTGGATACCATTCCTTAACGTATCTTCTGCCTGCTTCAGAGTATGAATCCTCTTCTGACATGACATCATCAAGGATCGCAATGTGTGCACCTCTTCCTGCAATCTGGGATCGTACTCCAGCAGCATAGTAGGTTCCTCCCACATTTGTCTTCCATTTACCTGCTGCTCGTACATCTGTACGTAAGGACACTCCTTTGAAAACATTCTGAAAATCTTCTTCATTGACCAAATCTCTGACAGAACGACCAAAATCACTTGAAAGCTGGTCACTATGGGAAACAGTAAGTATCTCATGTTCTGGATTCCTTCCAATATACCATGCAGGAAACAATTTAGAACAGATTACAGACTTAGAAGACCTGGGTGGTAGAAAAACCATGAGTCTTTTTATCTCTCCAGCTTCTAATTGTCGTAATTTTTCACTAATAACCTCTATATGTCTACCCATCTTCCAATCAGAAACAAGCTTTGGAGCCATTTGGCGAACAAATGTTAGGAAATCTGCTTTAGATTCCTGTTTAACCTTAATATTTAAGAGATTATTAAGAGTTAAAAGAGGTGATATGTCTATAGAGTTCTCTATAGTTTCCAATGTTATGATCCTTGTTGTATGTTATTATATTTTTTATAAGGAAAAACAAAAAACAAAAATGAAAAACAAAGTATAATGTACTTGTGGTTTTTAAATCTTTATATATTATATATAATTATACACTACTCCCCACTTAATGTCAAGTCTTTTTTTTATTTTTAGTTATAGACCCTAGTTTTTAGGTAAATATATGGGGGTATCATATATATATATAATACA